CAGATACAGCGTTAAGCGTGTCACTACTCAAGCGGTGAGTTTGCGTTTGTCCGGTTTTGGGTCTAAAAAATGTTATCGTCTGGTCGGCTGTATTCACACTGTCCACTGTCAATAACGCCACTTCCCCAGCTCGCAGACCATGATCTAACAGGAGCGCCATCAACAGCCGGTCGCGATCCCCCTGCGAAGTCGCCGGGTGATTTTTCAGCGCGTCAGCTTGCTCATCTGTTATTGATACCGGTGTTGCCTTTTTGTTTGAACGTCGGCTCTGTTTCCGCCGAACGTTAAAAGTCCGCGTGTCGCGCTGGCTGTAACCACGGATAGACCGTATTTTCGCCAGGCTATCTACGTCTACATTGCCAGACGCCACCGCCAACCCGACGTAAACTCGTATCGTTGATAGTGCATGGTTGATCGTGCTAATGCTGTACCCTCGTTTTAGCAGCCACCGCATAAACGCCACCACAGTGCCACGGGTTATCCCAATCCATGTTTCCCCGCTCGACATAAGTTCTTCAGCCTGAACCGTAGCCCCCAGGCTGCCAAGAAACTCCGCCAGTAGTCGCAAGTCACCCCGCTGCGCTTTGATCGTGTTGGGGGGGCGGCGTTCTGTGTAGTCAGAAAATACGCTGGCAAATGCCGCTATCTCTGCTGCTTTCCCTATTGTTACTAGGTCGTTTTTCTTCTGTAAATTGTCCATATACCTCCTGTAAATAAACTTTGTATATCGCTATTTTAGAGCACATGGCCTAACGATTATGTAATGACGGTTCCCATTCAATGTGCGTTATGTCGTGCAATGTTGCGTAATGTAGCATGAATTGTATTGCTGATTACCAACTGTCGCTCCGCCGCCATGCTATAGTAAATCTGTCGATTCAAGCGTAGCGAAAGGGGTTTTGATGGAAGAAAGATTATTTACAGTTGAGGAAGTGGCGGACTATTTGCGCATTAGTCAGGAAACAGTGCGCCGGCTCCTGCGCTCTGGTCAGCTGGTCGGAGTACATATTGGGCGCACGTGGCGTGTACCGTTGTCGGAGTTAGAGTCATTGCGCATGGAAAAGGAGAAAGAACCGGACAAGGATAAAAAGTAATTTGCGTCTAATGAATACGCCATTAGACGCAAACGACCGAACGCTGTAGGCCGCCCGGTCTATGGCATTGTAACACAAATGTTTCTGTTATCACTGTAGGAGAATTTATGTACACTGAACACGTGCTGTTAGATGTTGTATTCGCTGTGGCTATCCTCACTTCTATTCTGCATACGTTGGCATTGATTACCGAAGCGCGGGATTATCGTAGGGCCAAGCAGTATTGGGCCGCTCGCCGCGAAAGCGAGAAATCACAATGAAGTCCATTACAATCACCTTCGGTTGTCTTTCTACGCTGTTAGCGCTGTGCCTGGGCGCTATGGTTATAGCAACCTCCTGCGAAGCGATTGCTACAGCCCCGGCGAGGAAAATAGAGGCATACGAGCAGACCAAACAGGCGCAGATCAACGCCAACGCAATGGTGGAGATTGAGCACATCCGGGCAGATGCCACCAAGAAGACTAGCCCGGCTTTCTCGCTGTTCTACTTGCTTCGCTACCTGGCTTGGTTGTCAGGGATTGCGGTAACTCTCTGGTGTGCCGTGTGGGCAAAGGAGAATATCAAATGGAAATCAAGCAACTGATGACAGGTGAGGCTGGGCTAATCAACGCCATGCTACAGCGCAACAATATCCGGGCGAAGGTAGACAAGCGCCAGAGTGTTTGTGTTGAGACGGGATATCTTAGCTACGCATTGACCCTGGCTATGGATGAACGTTTCGCCAAAGTAGAAGCGCTTCAGCGGGAACTAAGCACAGTGCTAGGCAATGCGCGCCGTCAGAATCGCTTGCCGGGTGACGTGCAAGTAATTCCTGTGGCCTACCCACGGTTAGCCCTAGAGTTACCGCACCCGCAACCCAAGCCGTTGATCGCAACAAACGCCGTGCTGACCAGTGCGCAGAACCACAGTATGTTAGCGGGTCGTAGCTACATCAGTGGGCCGCAAGATGAGTACATCCTATTTGATGATACGCCCCATGTACTTGTCGCCGGCATCACTGGCGCGGGTAAAAGTGTGTTACTGCAAACCATGCTGCTAAGCCTGGCCGCCAGCACTAGCCCAGCGGAGTGTAAGCTTGTGCTTGTGGATCTAAAGAATGAGGATCTTGTTCCCTTTGAACGGTTGCCGCATACGCTGACCTTTGCCGGAACTAAAGCCCATGCCCTTGATGCCCTCCGTTGGGTACAGGCAGAAAAGGACAAGCGCGTAGCGAACAGAGGCTATAAGCCTTACCGGGTAGTGCTTGTGATTGACGAAATGGCCCAGCTTGCAGGGAACAGTGAAGCGCGTGAGATACTTGGCGACCTGGCTAGCATCGGTCGGGCAAAGGATGTCAACCTGATCGGGGCAACACAGCACCCGACGCGCGAAGGGGGGTTAGGCGCATTGCTAAAGGCTAACTTTGGCGTTCGGCTTGTCGGCCAAGTCGCACCCGGCCAAAGCCAGTATGCCACCAACCGCCCGCAGACGCACGCCGAATTGCTACCGGGGCGCGGCGCCTTTCTCCGTTGTCAAGGGCCACACGTTTACCGTCTGCAGAGCTACTTTGTAGATGAGAAAAGCAAAGGTGAAGTATCGGCAATGGTGCGCAGCATTGCCCGGCTGTGGCGCTCAGAACCGCTAGAACCGGTTCTAGTACACACATCGCCTCTACTCGTGGTAGAACCACCCAGAACCGCTCTAGAACCGGTTCTAGAACCACCCAGAACCGTTACAGAACCGGTTCTAGAACCGATGTTCCCGCTGTCGGAAAAACGCCGTTTAACGTCTGTAGAAGCGTCGAAAATTCGTCGTTTAAACGCCGAAGGGGCTAGTAAGTCGGAGCTTTGCCGGATGGCCTACGGCTCCAAAAACGGGCAGTACATGGAATGGATCAACGCAGCATTGGCGACTGATGACGACAGCAAGATTATCAGACTGCCACGGACAGGAACAGGTGGTGATTAATGATAGACCTTTGGGTAACGCAAGCGGTTCACTTATCGCCAGGGCAAGCGGGATTACTTATTGCCCTGGCGCTGATCACAATCGGCCTACTATGGCTAACGAAAGGATTAAAGGATGTATAGTCACGACGGAACATGGCAGTTCTTAAAGCTAGTCGCAGTGCTGGTTTTCGTCAGTGCATCCGTGATGTGGTTGCAGGGGGCCATCGGGCAAGACTACACCGTCTTGGTTATCTTTGCCCTGGTTGGCGTCCTTCTGTTTGCCGGCGGCGCTTTGTTCGCCCACATGAACCAAAAGCAAACACTCGACGCTGTGACCAAATTCAATGCAAATGACGCTCAGGTAGACCGTTACCGCATGGCGACCTATAAGGAGCAGGCGAAGGGCGATGCGGCCATGCAGAAAGCCGCCGCGGCTCTGACTGTTATTGACGCCAAGCGAGTAAACCAGATCGCCACCCAGCAAGCCAAGCTGCTGACCGACACAGAGCGCGCCAAGTGGGAAGTGGCGCAGCAGCCGCCGGCGCAAGCTGACGCTTGGACGTGGGACGATGACGATAAAGACGATAGCTTTCAGCAGTGGGGGTGATCATGTTCGGCGAATTGTTTCAGGACATTAAAGACACAATCAGCGAAGCGCAGCACGGCACGCCGGTTACTACGCTGACCTTCGCTAAGCCCTGGTGTAGCCCTGCCAGAGGCATTATCGAACCGGTGTTGGCTAAGTATGGCGTCAAGCTGTACGACTTCAGCGAAGCGGCGCGCATGGCCAACCCGCTGATGGTGCTGAAGATGACGGGGCGGATTAAGGGCGATCTGCGCTATATTACCCCGAACGCCCTACCAATTGCGCAGGTTGCCAAGGTGACAGTGAGCAAAGACGCCGCCTCATGGGCGGAATATCTTCTCCTCCGCACGTGCAAGCTTTATCGCATTAATGGCTATGTCAACCGGCGCAATGAACGCTGGGCGCTCCAACATGGCGGCCAAATGCCGCCAGCATGGAATGAGGGAAAGCCTTGGATAGAGCGCAGTTGCAGCGAAGGTGTAAAAGCCTGGCAGGAAGTCAAATGGGCAAGGGCAAGTAAGGGCAAGTAAGGGCAAGTAAGGGCAAGGTAGAATGCAATGAATAATGGACAACCGCTCAATGAACGGATGAGCAATCGAAAAGCAAGCGTTTTGCTACGCGTGAACACACATGCGGAAATTGTGGGCGAAAGCTTGGGTAGCGTAACCCCGTTGGTTGCGCAGGCTACATCAGCGATTACAGTTGGTTATGCTACGTTTGAGGGAGTAGGCCGCTACACAAGCGCGAACGATTATATTGCTGTCGCCGCCGGCATTATCGCGGCCATAGCTATTGAGGGAATCGGCTACATTTCCGTCAGTGAGCGAGACAAAGCTATGGCGCACAACCGGCGTACAGAGGATAAATCACAGCACATTGACACAGATAGAGCCGACAACTACGTCACACAGTCGTTCTGGGCGGCTATGGCGCTCGTGGCGGGGTTTGAGACAGTACCGGCTATATATCGGGCATTTGTTGGGACTGGCGACGCCATGAGCGTTCTGTTTGGCCTCTGCCTGCTGTTATTCCCCATCCTGTCACGGCTCGGCGCTCAGTTGCTGGCGTTTCGCATGGTGCGCGAGTCTGTTGACACATCAGCCGACGATTTAGCAGTTCGCCAGCTAAAGGCGAAATTTGAGCGCGAAGAGATTGAAGCGCGGCACAGAATCAAGTTAGAGAAGATAGAAAGCAGGGGTGATACTTTCACAAAGGTTTCACAACCCAAGGGTGATACTTTCATGAAAGTATCACGAAAGCGTTCTACCACTGGTGAAAGTGTTGGTGAAAGCGAAAATAATACTTTCACAGAAGAGCATGAAAGCTTTCATGAAAGTATTGGTGAAAGCATCCCGCTAGGCAAGCGGATTGTCTACTACCTGATTGAAAATCCGCAAGCCAAACTGTCAGACATTGCCGCGGCGCTTTCTGTATCTGAACCCACAGTTTCCAGAGCCTTAGCGCCACTGATAGAAAGCGGCGTGTTGCACTCGGAGAAAGTGGGCCGCCGAAACATCTTGACGGTTAACGGTGAGCATGAGAAGTATTTGGCAGGCTAGTGATAGGGGGGGGGTAAGCTATTTTACACAGCTACCCCCTGTCTTTTTGACGGGTTAGGTAATATCAATGCCGTCAATATCTGCCTGTAGTGCCGCTGCTGTAGTCCTCTGCGCTTCCGCCACCTCGGCTCTGTACAAAACCTCACGCATATAGTCCCTAATTTTTCGTTTCATAAACTGGCGCTTGGTCATGCCGGTAGTTGCCTGATCCCAGGCATAGACATCGGCAAATGCATTGAGAAAGCGTTGTTCTTTGTCGTCTGGAATAGTTAGTGCTACTTGTGCCATTGTTATCCCCTAAATACTACTGAACGTAATGCCGTTCAAACTTACCCAAGGAGTTGCTACCCCTGCCTGTAGAATTACATTACCACTGCTATCAATGCCGATACGTGCCACAGCGTCATTAGCAATGGCGGCAAACAATATGGACGCCGGCGGTCTGTAGCCACTGGGCAATGTGAAAATAGTCGTTTCACTGCCGCTATTCCGCACAACAAGCCCTTTCAGGAATACAATATCTCCAAACTTCTTGTACTTTGCCCCGGAATATCCGCCGCCATAGTCCGCCCATCCGGTATTGTACGAACCGGTCGCCCATGATCCCCCCGCTTGCGTACATTGCACAGTACCGGAAACATCCAGCGTGTACGACGGTGCCACCCCAATACCAACCTTCCCAGCGGAGTCTATCAGCATATGTACTGCTGTGTTGGGAATACCAAACTTGAATGTACTGATCGTTTGATCGTAAAACATTTCGTAGGCCGCAGACCCCGCCACCAAAAAGCGCATGACCGGATATGCACTTGCGTCAAGAAAAACGCCATCCGAACTGCCAGTCTTGACATAAACCGCTGCCGATGGGGTAACTGTGCCCACCCCAAGCCGGTTGTTAACCTCGTCAAAAGCGCTGACCGATCCCAACAGCACCTTGCCCTTGGTGGCGTGTGTTGTGGATGAAATGGTGGCCGTTCCACCGCTAGCCGTTCCGCCATAGTAATTTGCGGCTCGCATAGCACTAGCCGCCACGGTGCCGCCGCCGGTAAAGTTATAGTTGTTGGCGTCAATGTTTGCTCCAAGCGTGTTGGCCATGCCGTTGGTGCGCAAATAGTATTTGGCCTTATTCTTTTTGCTGGTGCCGGTCACGGCCATGCTTGTGTCGCTGACATCAACCAGATACAACAGATCGTCGTCTGCTGCCACTGCTGTCAGTTCTGATAACCCTGAATTTTTCGTGTCTGCCATTTTTCTTCTCCTATACTGGCCCGCTAACGGTTAAATTGCCCAGTATGCTTACTTCAACCTTCCAACAGTTATCGTTAGAGTCCGCCATGTACAGGTACCGAAAACCCAACCCAGGCCGCCCGATGGCGCTGGCTGTACCGCCAGCCCGTGATACTGTCCCCACTGCAACCTGGGCCGCTGATATGAAGTCAGCACCGGCCACTGACCCCAACAACGTTGCGGCGTTGATCGTGCCGCCGCTTATGTACTGACCTGTGATAGTCCCGCCCGTAATAGTGCCGCCCGTTACTTTTGCTCCTGAGATCGTGCCGCCTACAATACTTTCACCGCTGAATGTGTGACCAGTGAAAATGGTGCTGTTGATCGTGCCGCCATTAATGTAGGATGCGCTCACCGTACCACCAGCTACAATGCCACCGCTGACTGTTCCGCCACTGATGTAGCCGCCGGTAATGGTGCCGCCCGTGATAGTGCCGCCCGTAAATGTACTGGCGCTCACGGTTCCGCTGAATGAACCGCCAGTGGCCGTCATCAGCCCTGTAGTGGCATCCACGCTAAATTTGAGCGTACCGCCGCTGTTGTAGGCGAAGATGCCGCTGTTATCGATTTGTACTCTTGGGTTAGTCGTGCCAGTGCGAATAACCGCTTGAGTCGTGACCTCGTACACGGCGTTTGTGATCGTGCCGCTGCTAAAGTAGGGCTTGATCGTCGGGTCACTTGCCAGGCGAAACGTTAGCCCCGCAGACCCATAGCCGTACAGCCCGGTACTATCCATATAGACACCGGTGTTAGAGCTATTTATCGGTGGCGTACCGCTCGCGATAGTGCCGCCGATGATGGTATTACCAACAATGGAACCGCCCGTGATGCGTGCGCCATTGACTGTCCCGCCCGTCACATACCCACCGCTGACGGTGCCGCCGCTGATGTAGCCGCCCGTGATCGTGCCGCCCACCAGCTGACTGGCCGCCACTACCCCGGAGAAGTAGCCATTCTCTGTCCATATTCCCCAGCCTGTTGGCGTCACGCCCCCCACGGCGCTTAGTCCATTCATGCGCCCGATCTTGGTTGTCACATCACCGGAGTCCAGAATGTACAGCGCTCCGTAGGGAACCGTGCCTGTGTCTTCCAGCCCGACTACTACACCGCTATGGCCATTGTAGCTGCTCCATGAGAATGGCCCCACACCACCGTCTGTAAAGACCGCCCGCCCGGCCACAATTTCCCCGATGTTGCCAGAAATTTGGCTAAGGCTGCCGTGTCTGGCATTGCCAGGAATGGCCCCCGATGCGCCGGCAAACTGGCGAATTTCAAGCAGCGAGTCAAAGAGCGTTTGAATGTACTTCCCGGCGCTGACAGTGGCGATGATCATGAACTCATTAGAGTGAGTGACAGTCGCCCGAATTGTGACTTCCTGAATGAGGAATTTTCGTGCCGTGCCCGTACTTTCCAGCATGAGCCGGTCTCCGCTCTCTAGCAGCAAGGCGCTGTGCCCGTCCTCCAATAGCAATGCGTCAGCGTTGAAGTAGTCCACATCAAACACAGGCGCTGTTACCGCCATCACTTTGCCAGGTAGTAAGCCATGCTCCGTCACGCTGAACGATATTGTTTCACGCCCAAATGCATATTCGTCAATGACCTGGTTAGCATAGTCTGTAGCCAGCGCCGTGCTTGTCAACGATTCATCGTAGACCGTCTGGTCGAATATCCGGTTGTAAACAGACTGGCTCTGCAAGTCTTCCACGGTCACATCTACCGGTAATAGGGGCAGATACTCTACTGTGACATTAGTTAAGTTTTTCGGCTTATTGCCGTCCCCCTCCGTGATCGTGACAAAGCGAGTTTCCAGGTTGACGATCACTTCATAGTCACCGCCATTGACAGCCAGCGTTGCGCCCTCGGATTCATAGCCGATGAACGACGGATACTGGAAACGCTTTACTGTGCCGCCATCGTCCACCCAATAGGTGATACCAACGAAAGTGCCAGGCTTATAGGTCAGTGGCCCAAATGTATCTTGCGTTCCGTTGGCCACAAAAACGTCACTGACCTTTGCGCCGACTTCCTCGCCGCCGATGACCCGTATTTTATTCACAATGGCTGTTGCGTCTGTGCCATAGGTGAGGCTACCGGCTAACACGTCAAAGCTGCTCGTATTGTTTGGCGTCACCACATCCACGTCAAAAGCCGCTGCGCCCGGAGCAACAGGATCGTACCAATAGATAGACTTGTCCGGCGCAATGAACCAAGCTGCGCCCGCTGTTGTAGCGAGTCTATTCAGCGCTTCACGTAGCGTGATGTTGTCAAAATAGATGTCAACGTCACTGTCAACCGTGTATGCGTTTGTTGCCGCGTCAAACCCTTCATAGGGTAGGTATGTCCCAAACAAGTCGCTGATAATGTCTACGTCTGCGTCATCGGCATACCCACGTTGAACAATGACCTTATCCAGTAGTGAGGCATAGTCTCGGCATTCAACGGCCCACCGTGCCTCCTTGTTGCTGCCATCACCGACACCGGTCGCCCGGCGACTGTTGACGTAACCACCAAAGACTGGCGTTCCGTTGACGGAAATAACGACTTCATCCCAGTCCAATGGCGTGATGTCACCTGTTTCGTCACGTAGCGTAAAGCTCCCACTGTCACCCTTATTGCCGATGCTCAACCGGCAATAAAGCGAGTCTTTCATCACATAGGCGGATACGTCTGCGCCGGCCATTGTGACAGTTACAGTATGGTTAATGGTTGGCGTTGTCATTAGGAAAGCACCACCCTAGCCCCATTCATGGTAAACTCACGTTGTAGCTCAATGGCCAATTGACGGATAGCCGCCCGGTCAGTTGGCATGGTGCCGTTTGCATGGACATACACGTCAATGCGCCTGCCACCGCCCATCATATTCATGCTATCTGTATTGTTATGCACCCATGAGCCGCCCGGCACGTCTATTAGTTCCGGCCCCTGTTCGCCCACTAGGATACGACCGCCGGTCGCGACCATGCCGCCAGATGCATAACCGCCGCCAAACATGCTAGAAAAGTTCTGCCACTGGCTGCTGGTCACATTCTGAAACTCACTCCAGGAGTTATTGAAGTCATTGCGCAGATCCCAATAGCGTTGAAAGTCGCCGCTGAATGCCGCTTTGGTAGCCTCTATCATGATGTTAAGTATGTCCATCATAATGCGGAATTGACTAAGCATGGTGCCGATAGCGCCGGAGATAACGCTAAAGAAGTGCGTAATTTTGTTGGCGAACCCAGCCCCGTCAGCGCCGCCACCGCCGAATAGGTTGCCCCATAGCCGATCCATTGCAGCACCGATCTTGGGTATCTCGCTCTCTACCGTTCCCCTTAGTTTGCTGACCTCTTGCCCCATGATCGGCAAGTTGGTAACAAACTGGTCTTTAGCTTCGGTCGCAAACTCGGTAACAGAGTCTATCCATGCACCAAACTGCGGATAGTTAGAGTCTATCCATAGCTTCATGTTGGCGGCCCCCGCTACTAGGTAAGGGCGAATGTTATTTTCCCATAGGCTCTTGGCCCATGTTTTAAAACCGTCCCATGCATTTGACAGCCCGTCAACCAACTGTTGGCGCTTGGTCGGGTCCGTCACCCAGCTTGTTAGACTTCCCCACAGCCGCGAAAGCACCGGAGATAACGTCCCTGACCATATAGCACTAGACCAGGTCGAAAACCAGTTCCAGGCGCTTCCCAGCGCCCCCAGTAGCTGCTGGCGGCGTGCCGGGTCGGTTATCCAACTCGCCAGACTTCCCCACATGGCGCTGATGTAGGGCATAACATTATTCCAGATAGCGCCACCCCAGGTCATAAAAGCATTGCCCCAACTGGAAAGCGTAGCCGCCCAGTCAACGGAGGCTATGTACTCCATAACCCAGTTCAACCCCCGCTGAAACTCAAACATCAGCCCACGAATACCGCTCTCAAAAATGCCCACGTTGCCTTCACTGAGTCCGATCCAGAGCAACTTAATGTTGTCAGTGAACCGGCCTACAGCGTCTGTCAGCGGCTGCATGAACGTTACTAGGTCGCCTGCTTTTGTGCTTAGCCAGGTGAACCCGTCTGTTACTTTCGGCATATAGTCAACCAGTCCGCCGAAAAATGCCACGATCTGGTCTGCGTTGTCGGTCGCCAGCTTGGTTAGCCACTGAACCATTTCACGAGTAGCCGGAACAAACTTTTCGCCAATGCGAATAGAAAGAGCGTCTACAACCCCCATGAATATCTCATAGTCGCCCTTCAGCGTGTTCATGCGAGTAGCCGCTGCTTTTTCAGCGTCAGTATTGCCAATCTGCTGTTTCAGCCGGTTGATCGTATCTGACCCGGCATTAGCCAGGGCAAAGGCGGCGCGCATGGCGTCCGTACCAAAAATGGTGCTTGCATACTGGTTTCGCTGCTCATCCGTTAGCCCGGAGAAGGCATTTGCCAGCACCCCAGCCACATCGGCCATAGAACGCATGTTACCGGTAGCATCATAGAATTGGTTCTTCCCGTCCGCTGTGATGATGCCAAGCTCTTTCATTGCCTTAATAGCAGGCTTGGTAGCTGGCGTGAGCCGTTGCAGGAACGTTTTGAAGCTTGTCCCGGCATCGCTGCCACCGGCAAACAGTGGACTAATGGCCGCTATGGTGGCGTTGAAGTCTTCAAAATTCACCCCCACGGATGACGCAACGCCGCCAGCCTGGGCAAGCGCCAACCGATAGTCATTAATGCCGAACTTGCTAAACTGCGTTGTACCAGTGATGCCATTAACAGCCGCCATCATGTCTTCTGCGGCAATGTTGAATTGCAGCATGACATCGGTTGCAATGTCCGCTGCGGTAGAGAAGTCGGCTTTAGTGCTATTCGCCAGTAAGATCGTAGCTCTAGCGGAACCGTCGAAAATTTGAGTTAGGTTCTGACCATTCTTGCCCAGCATATCAATGGCCGCCGCTGCTTCGACTGCCGTCACTTTCAACTTAGGATCAATGCCCAGATCGTTGACTAGCTTCGCTACACGCTCTGTCTCAGTGGCGCTTAGTTGCATGTTGGCCGCAATGTCGGCCACTGCCTGTTGAGCGTTAGCAGCTTTGTTGGTAACGTTGGCAATACCGGCCCCCGCCGCCGCTAACGTGGCCGCTGCTGCTGTCCCGGCGACGACAAGACCAGTTCCCAACATGTTGACAAAGCCGCTCAGCTTGCCGCCGGCTGAATGCAGCATGTTGTCAGCAATGCCCATGTTCCTTTGGAAATTGCTGATGTCTGCGCCCATTGCGGCGTATAGTGAAGCGACTTGAGTCCCAACCATTATCTTATTCCTTGCCCCGGCTTAACGCCCATTGTGGGGCTATTCTGCTGGTGTAGACGTGCCGTAGCGAGTCGATACCGCTTCCACAAGTATTCTTCCATTGCTGAAAGCGGTTTCTTTTCGCCGGTCAATAGCTCACAAACCGTACTGCTTAACTGCTCTGCCGTCTGGAAGAGCGCATAGTTAGCCGTAGGTGCCAACTCCGCTGAGCCAGGCTTAGCGCTGACTAGGAACCATCGCCAACTTTTTTTTCGACATCTTCCGCCATCCCTGACAACTCGGCAATGCGTTTGCTGATGGCCGCAACCACGCCAGGGTTAGAGTCCTGTAGGCGCTCCGCCTGCTCCGTCGTTAGTGCTGGCGTTACAATTCCGGCCTGTGCCATCTTCAGGCCCATGACCATCGGATCGCCGACGGCTTCTGCGCTGATCCGTTTCACGTCCATGACCGACAACGATCTGATCTGGATCGTGCCCAACCCATCAATTTCAAAGTCAACTGTAGTACCGGCAATACCGGTCAGAAAGTCATCTGCTGATAAGTAACTCATATCTGTACCTCTGTACCTTTGTTATATGGTGGGGGTAGTCTTGTACAACTACCCCCTTCGACTTACACGAACGTGACAGTTCCGCTATTCTGGAAACTGTACGACACGTCACCCTTGCCTGTCTGACTGATAGCCGGCCCCATGCCGGTCAAGTAAGCAGATGCAATGTTGAAATACTTCGTCGCATTGACGTACAGGCGAAACGCCACCGCTGAACCGCCCAACAGGGCGTTAAGTAGCGATGTTTGCCCCGTGTCGTCTGTGACAAAGTTGCCCTGGAAAGCGCCTGTAGCGTTGCGGATGGACGGAACATATTTGGCCCAGTCATTCCCGAACGCGGTAGCGTCTACCGGACTATGAGAAATATCTAACGACCACTCGGTAATTTCGCCAACTAGGGTAGTACCCCCAGTCATGTAGACCACCGATCCAGCCGTTCCGCTCAATGGTGTAGCCATTGTTTAGACCTCCAAAGAATTAACTAACTGCTATTGCGCCACGCTTCAATGCGGTAGAGTCCACCGATATGCCAAAATTTATCCGGGTCTTGGTATTCGATAGTCCTACTGCGCTCACAGCGTAGCAACGTAAACCCAGTAATGGTAAGTGCTGCATTCTGAAGCGTGTTATGCACAGAACCATAGGCGTTCCACGCTTCATTAGGCCATATCCGGTTACTGACCGCTTTTACCATGTACTCAGTATTTACCCCTGAACTAGTGAACGTATGCTCATCAGCGCCGGTCATGCGTTGCACAATGATATAGGGAGGAGTGCCCCCCTGCGGCGCTTGGGCATAATAGACCGCCGGGTTTGCCGCTGTACCGCCCAGCGCTGTGTAAATGGCGCTACCAAACGCCGTGAAGTCATTCGTCATCCCCTAGCGCCCTCCCATAGTCGTCATAATAACGATCTAACCGGCCACGAATTTGCTGTACTGCTGGCGTCAAGTATGGCTGGGCCGCCATCTGGCCTGTGCCAAGCTCCTGCCAAACGCCATGCCCCACGGATGGCCCCACCGTCACCGACAAGTTGTCTTTTGGTGCCGGTAGTTCAATATTCCCGCTCTCCGCTGTGACGTTGGGCCGCTCATTTTTGTCTGGCGTTCGCATATAAATGCTTGCCCTGAGCGTTCCTTCGTCAACCGGTGCAAGTTCCTTAGCCACGGCCACCACATCAGCGCCGATCTTCTCTTCCACTTCCAAAATGGCTTTAGGAAGGTTTTTCATGATCATGTCTAGTTTACGCGTGTCTAGTCTTACGCTATTCATAAATTCCCATTCTTTGTGTCATGTGGCAAGTTATGAACAGCGTAAAAGCTGACCGCCAGGTCAAAGTAATACTTGATGCCTTTGCGCTGTACCTCAATGATGCCACGCTCACGATCCACCCGCACGCCGGAATGCGTGCCGTCGGGCAAGTAGATCGGGTCATATTTGGCGTTTGGCACTGGTACGACTGTTCCGCCCATGTCATCACCTCACACAAAATTGCAATGCTCCGGCTCTGTCATCAGCCCATCAAGCGTAATGTTTGCCAGATGGCCACGACACATCAGCCTACAGCCACCGTCAACCGCACAGGAGCCGCCAGAACGTGACCAAACGTCCGCGAAGGTGTCTTTGGTCAAGTCGCCCATCCAAGCGGCGCTGTAGCCCCGCTTATTGACGCACCGCCACACATGGCCGTTCGGCGTGATGACAGTTTGCAAACCGGCCCAATGGAGGTTGAGT